CTTAGGTCATACTCATTTACATCGTCTCCACTAGACCCTACAACATACATCTTTAGGCCATCTGGTTTGAAGAAGAATCCTTGTGGACTTATCTCTTGAGCAGCTACAGAGAAGTTCTGAAGATAAGAAGCTGAAGAAATATCCCAAGCAGTGCTTAGGTCATACTCGTTAACGTCTCGTCCACTAGCCCCTAGAATATACATCTTTAGGCCATCTGGTTTGAAGAAGACTTCTATTGGGACTGTATCTTGGGCAGAGACAGAGAAGTTCTGAAGATAAGAAGCTGAAGAAATATCCCAAGCGCCAACTGGATCACCACTACCAGCGCCACCTGAATCACCACTACCAGCCGCTCCCATCTGCATCAGTCGAGCAATACTCATGCCAGTGCATCTCCTGCTTGGAAGCCGTACCAGTTCGTCCCACTGTCAGTGGTGTAGAACACCAGCACATCTGTCTCACCATCAGCAGGGGCATCAGGGGCTGTGCCTGAGGGCCAATCAACAGAAGCCGGATAAGTGATAGTGGCGGGGGCTGATGTGCCTGTGGTGTATTGGTAGATGGTGTCGGTGGCAGAGCCTACGACATACATTTTCGTGCCGTCAGGTTTGAAAAATACGCCATTTGGTGAAGTTTCTTGAGTGCCGACCCCAAAAGAAATGCTGTTATAGGTTGCGGTCGATATGTCCCAAGCTGCGCTTAAATCATACTCATAGACGCTGTTGGCTTGATCCCCAACGACATACATCTTTGTTCCATCTGGGTTAAATAATACATCCTCTGGTGCATTGTCTTGCGTAACAACGCTGAAACTTTGAACGTATGATGCGCTAGAAATGTCCCAAGCTGTGCTTAAAGAGTATTCAAATACCGCATCGTTTGTTGCTCCAGAGACATACATCTTTGAGCCATTAGGCTTGAAAAACAAGCCTCTAGGAGTGGCAACCTGTCCAGAAACGCTGAAGTTTTGAAAGTATGATGCAGAAGATACATCCCAAGCCGTGCTTAGGTCATATTCATTCACATCATCCCCGTCAAAACCTGTTATATACATCTTGCTTCCATCAGGCTTAAAAAATAAACCAGATGCACCGAGTTCTTCGGTTGCAACACTGAAGCTCTGTAAAAAAGAGGCGCTAGTTATATCCCAAGCAGTGCTAAGGTCATATTCGTTAATGTCGTCGCCACTAGCCCCAAGGATATACACCTTCGTGCCGTCAGGCTTAAAGAAAATGGCCTCAGGGCTTCCCTCCTGCCCCGCCACGCTAAAGCTAACACTATCATAACTCGCATTAGCTAGGTCATACCCAGACACAACATTCGTCCCAGTAACAGCCAGAGCAAAGCCAGTGGCAGTGCCAGACGCAGGTGCGTTGCTGAAGGTAAACGTAGTGTTAGCTGTGGGGGTGTATGCGAAGTAGTTGCCAGTGGAGGCGTCAATATCAGAGCCGCTGATGGTGCCGACACTGCCCTCAAGAAACGAAAGATTTGTGGCCGACGCATAAACTACGGCAGAACCGCTTAGGCTGATAGCGGCACCAGAATTGCTGCTTTCCTCGACGGAACGTGAAAGCGTAGTGTTAGAAGCAGTATATGTGCCTATTCCGATTTCCCAGTTGTTGCCGTCCTCGATGACATAGCGAACCTTGTCGCCGTCAGAAAGAACGTCGGAAAATCCTTGATAGCCTGCCTCGGCGGAGCCAAGGGTTATTGTCCCAGTACCCACAGTAGAGGTTGCGGCCTTTACTCTGTTGACCAGCTTCATGCCATCGCATCCCCAACTTGGAAGCCATAGTAGGTCGTGCCGCCGTCAGTGGTGTAGAATGTATATACGTCAGTCTCGCCAGACGCTGGAGCCGTGGGTGCTGTGCCACCTGCCCAATCAACCGAGGCGGGCCAAGTCACTGTCACTGTCGCAGAGGGCGTCACCTTCAGCGTGAAGCCATATGCTGTGCCAGATGCGGGCGGGTTGCTGAAAACATACGTCACGTTGGCAGATGGTGCGTCAGAAAACACGTTGCCCGTGGACAGGTCCAGAGTGCTGGAGGCGATTGTGCCGACTGTTTCCTCGCGAAAGTCTGCGTCGGTAGCCGACACATAAACCACCGCGCTGCCGGACAGGTTCAGCGCAGCATCAGCATTGGAACTCTCGCTCACAGTCCGTGTAAGGGTCGTGCCAGAGGCCGTATAGGTGCCTGTGCCGATCTCCCAGTCAGTACCGTCCTCGATCACATAGCGGACAACCTCCCCGTCAGCCACACCAGCATCAGCAAACGACTGATAGCCGCTTTCAGCGGTGCCGAGCGTGATCGTCCCCGTGCCAGTCGTGGCCGTGGACATCTTGGCGCGGTTGGCGAGAGTTACCATTGGCTCACCTGTGTTGCTGTCGTTGCTTTAGATCAGTCTATCAGGCAGGGTCGGGGATACCGATTGCGACCGACGACAGCGTGAAGGTGTTGCCCGAGGTTACCGACTGCGAAGCCGTGAGTGAACCAGTCGCCAGCAGGCGGCTGTTGCTGGTGTCCACAATCGCATAGTGCGTGGCGGTGCCAGTGCCAGTGACCGAGCCATCGGTGATCGCATCGACGACAACCTCGCGACCTCCACCGGAGCGATCTTGCGGTGCGCCGATGGACAGCGAAGTCGAGTTGCCAAGCGTGTAGGTGCTGGTAGCGGCGGCATAAGTCGCCGGCTCCTGCGAGCAGATGTCGATGCGGTTTGCTTCGGTGTCGAGAACGGTCAGGCCGTTGTCAAACACCCGGTCGTTAAGTGTAGCCATTATTCATCTCCTTGGCTAAGTTCTCTAGCGCGCGCCCGATACCAATCACGGCCAGCTGCTCCGATCTTTCTTCCCATTTGGATACGCAAACTGCAAAGCGTTGATCGGCATCAGGAAAATCCGCAACTGCCTCGGCATCGCCCATGCAGCGGTCAAGCCATTCATCTCGGGCTTCGCCTGATCTTGGTTCTGGCATAATGCCTCACTTTGCAAAGTTTGTGCGAAGTATAGCATCAAACTGCAAACTTGAAAAGATCAGCGATCCGCCCGCCGAAACGTCACACTGCACCGGCAGTTGATGACATTGCCAGCCGTGCCGCTGGGATCGCCAGGATACATGATCGGCTCGCGCGTTCCGAAGATCGTCGGGACCATGAATGGTTGTTCCATGGCCACTCGTTCGCCATCCATGATGCGATGATCGTAATTGTCATCGTCCATAATCGTGCGGGTGCGGGCGTCCTCGACGCTGTTCCACATCTTGACCAGCGGGCGAGTTGATTGCATCGCCGTTCGCATCTGGCCGTATTGGCTGGAACCATGTGTTTCGGTGCGGGCGATGACGCGGGAACGATAGGCGCTGAACTCTGGAATGGCCTTCCGCAGTGCCTTGGCGATCTGCTCGACACCAAAGCCCTCACGCTGACCGTCGCGAATGACTTCCATGATCTGGCGGCGTGTCGTCTCAAGGATTTGCTGCACCTTCTGCGCGCCGAATTGCTCGATGAATTCCTCGATGAACCGCTGAAACAGGCTATCCTCCTCCTGCTTGGTTTGCAGATGCGGAAAGCAGTCCTTCATGTCCTCGATCATCGGCTGGCCACCCATGCGCATGGCCGTCGCATAGATTTCGCGCAGCATATTCTCGACGCGCTCGCGCCCATCTGGGGGAATGGCTGCGATATCGTCGGCCTCATAGCGATCAACGATGTCGCGCATCAATGCCGTCAGCGTCCGCTCGATGAGCGGCTGCGTGGCATCTTCCATTTTGTCGAGGTCAGCCATAGGCGATCTTATGCAGCAATTCGGCGGCTGTCAGGCTTTTGTCGTCGTCCATCGCCCGGACCTTATCGCGCGCCCATGACTGGCCTGCATCGCCGCCCCAGAGCGCCCATGCAATGCGCCCTGCGCTCGGATAGCCATCCTCGCCGGGACTGAACCCCTCGGCCTGCTTGTCCACCTCGTGGCGGCTGAAGAAGCTGTGCATCCTCTTGACGGTATCGGCAGATAGGTTCTTGCCGTTCATGATGTCGCGCGCTCGGGCTACACCCACTTCGGTGCCGCCGCGATTGAATTCCTTGCGCCATTCAAGGCCCTTGCGCGCCTCTTCCTTCATGCCATCCGTCGGCGTGTAGCCTTCGGCTTTCTGCTCCATAGGTGCGGCCAGAAGCGGCGTGTATTCGCCCTCACCCTCTGCCGGGAAGCCCATCATCATCCGGCTTTCCTCGCGGGTCAAAACACCCTTTTCAAAGGCCAGAACAGCGCGATCAAACATGCGCTGCCGGTTTCCCTCAAGGGCCGAGATGCTGTCCAGATCAAGCCGGAACTCCAGCCCCTCGCTGTAGCGCGGAAGCAGCCATGCCGACAGTGCGCCCATGAATTCATCCATGAGCGGAATAACGGTGTCGGTGTAAAGCCGCTCCTTGGCTTGCTCCAGGTTGTTGAAGGTGCTGGCATCGTTGTCAATCAGTGGCAGCGGCACGCCGAATGCGCTGGCGACATACTTGGCCGTTTCCTTCATCGTGTTGATGAAGTCCATATCCATCGGCGACTTGGACAATTCAACGAATTCGGCATCGTCTGCCAGCATCGGGATTTCCCCGGCATTGCGTTCGCCAGATAGCGCCGCCTTGAAATATTCGCGCATTCTCTGGATGGCTTCGCCGCCGGGATATCCGCCCTTGAACCGCACAAGCCCGCTCGGGCGGGCGCTGTTTTTGAGCAGGCTATAGTTCCAGCTTGATCCGGCGTTGTGCGTGTCAGCGGCGAGCGCTGCGGCCATCAGGGGCGATTGCCCGCGCCAATAGTTGTCGGGGTTGTAGGTCTTGAGGTAAAACACCTCGCTTTGTCCGGTGAGCGGATCAACGGCGAAGCGCGTTTCGTGCTTGCCTCGCTTGTGGGTGTAGGCGCTGGGCAGACCGTGCGGGCCTGGCGTCACCTCCACGTCAATCGGATTGAGCGGCCAGAGTTCCGCGAATTGGCCATCAGGTGCGCCGACGCAGAAGGTTTCGCCAAACAGCAGGCGGTTGACCATCATTTCGGACAGCCATTGATCATAGGCTTGCCACGGGTTGGGGCGGTCGAGCAGATCAAGTGCCGGATGCTGCTCAATCAGGGTGTCGCCCTGATACAGTTCGATGCTGATGGCCTTGCACGCCTCGACGATCTCGCGGATGGCGCGATAGACGATGACGTTATGCTGATAGCCTTCCTTGATGTAGCTGCGCCGATCATTGGCGCGCGACCATTGGGCATTTGAGCCGATCAGGAAGGCTGCGCCCGCTGGATGCTCTTTGATTTCGATTTGCGGCTTGCGAGAAGGGAATGGCCAGACCATCAAAGCACCCCGAATATTTGTTGACTTGAACCGCCGATCATCGGCTGGAGGGCATAGCGCAGGGCGTCGATGTAGTGGTTATTTGCGTCCACGATCTTCGGCATGATGTCTCCCGACAAGCGATCCTGCTTATACGAATAAAGCCGGAACTCGCGGGCGGTTTCCGGGCAGTCGGGATGAATGATAACACGATCAAGGGATTTGATAAAGGCTATGCCGTCCTCGACCGATCCGGCCCACTTTTTGACCGGCTTGATGGATGGAATGCCGTGGCGTTGCAGGTAACTGATGCTTTCGGGGCGTGCGCTATCGGCGCGCACTGTGTGCAGTGGCAGCGTCGGCATACGATCTTGGATGAATGCGGGCGTATCATCCAGATCAAGCCCGACCTTGCCAGCTTCTCGGCGGATGTAGAGCCGTTCGTTGTGGATGTAGCATTCGATTGCGGCGGTCGGGTCTTGGGCAAAACCGAAGTCCATGCCGAAGTAAGGGCCATCCCAGAGGTGGGTCGGCTCGAAGTCGGCGATTTCAAACTTGCCGCTGAAGACCTGGGCATCGCTGTTTTGCAGGTAAGCCCCTTCCCAAACGTGGGCATAGGTGGCCGGATCGAGGCGCTGCTGCTCTCGGCGGCGCAGCTTGTCGAGGCCTTCGGGGAAGAAGGGGTTCTCCTGCCAATTGACTTCGGCGATCAGCGCATCGGCGGGTGGGTTTTTGCGGAAGCGTTTGTCTACGGGCGATCCATCATCGCGGGGGTTCCATATTGCCCATAACTCGGAGCGTGCCTGCCGGAAAACGGTAGCCTCAAGGGCAAGCCAGCTATCTTCCGGCACGTCCTCGGCCTCCTCGACGATGGTAAGATCGATCCCGGCCAGCGACTTGATGCTGGATGTGTTGTGGCGCAGACCGCGAAAGATGAACTCGGTGCCGTTCTTGCCGCGCAGATAGTCGATGCCGACGTCGTAATGGGCTGCCATCCACGGTGTGCGCTCGATGGCGTCCTTGAGTTCGCGGTGAAAGCTGTCCTTGATGCTGACCTGCAATTCGCGGGTGCAAAGGATGCGCAGCGGCTCACGAAAGCCCCAGTAGGCGGCGATCATTGCGGCTGATTGCGATTTCCCTGATCCTCGACCACCATAGATGGCGCGATATTGTGCTGCCCCACGATCCGGCCCGAATACGTCCAGGACCGCATCAGGAACATCAATTGTCGCTTGCGTCATCGGGCTTTACGCCACGCAGCACGATGGTTTCGGGCGGGGACATGCTGCCGTCGCTAGAGATAAAGTCGTGCCGCTCGGCCCAGCGTGCGCGGGTTTTCATCCAGAAGATTTGCGCGGCTGTGTCGCCGCCTTTGGCTTTGTTGAATAGCGCCCCGCCGATTGTGGCGTTGGCCTTGTCCATGCCGAGATCAAGTTCATCGCGATAGTGCTTGCGCAGGGTCTTTGGGTCAATGCCTATGATGCGCGCGATGTTTTCGGACTTCGTGCCGATGGTGGCGTGTAGCTGGACTAGCTGACGCTGTTCTGGCGTTGGTTCATGCGGGTGGCGCGGCATTGCTTAGTTCCTCGTATGTCTTGCCGGTTTCCTCATGTATAGCACATTCTCCGGTAAAATCCTGCCAGCGTTTGATGATGACGTCGCAGTATTTGGGGTCAAGTTCCATCATGCGGCAGTCGCGGGCTGTCTTTTCGCAGGCGATGAGGGTGGAGCCGGAGCCGCCGAAGAGATCAAGAACGATGCCTGTATTTTTTGCAACTATTGCAATGCCGCGCTCTGGCAAATCAACAGGAAAGCAGGCTTTGTGATTTTCTGCTTGCGCACCTGTGTTGCTTACTTGCCAAAAATTGCTTGTTACTTCCTTGACCGCTACAGGCTGCTTGTTTGTTGAGAACACATAGATAGGTTCCCAATCTCTCATCAATGATCCTTTGAATGGAATTGTGCTGCTTTTTTTCCAGCATATTTGCTCAACAAGATATGGAAGCCTGCCCGATATTTGCTGGATGTATTCAAATCTTGATTTAGCGTTATAGCTGACGTTCCAGAAGATGAAGCCATCAGTTACGGCAAAGCATACCTCCAAAACAGATGCGGCAAAATCAACATAAGCCTGAGATGGTAGGTTATCAGAATATCCGTCTGCATACAGCTTCACGCTTTTTTTCTTGTTGAAAATGTCTCCCTGACCAGCCTTGGCGTCTGCATTATACGGCGGGGATGTAAACACCATGTCCGCCTTGCGCCCATCCATCAGCTTCTCAACCGCATCAATGCTGGTGCTATCTCCGCACATCAGCCGATGACGCCCCAGAAGCCACACGTCGCCCTCAACCGTGACAGGCTGCACTGGAACGTCTGGCACCGCGTCCTCATCGGTCAGGCCCTCGGTGACTTCCTCGGGAAACAGCGCCTGGATTTCGTCTACATCAAAGCCGGTCAGGGATAGATCAAAATCCATCTCTTGCAGGTCTGAGATTTCGAGCGCGAGAAGTTCGTTGTCCCATTCGGCCAGTTCAGCCACCTTATTGACGCTGAGCCGGAAGGCTTTGATCTGCGCCTCGCTCATGTCATCGGCGAGGACAACTGGCACCTCGGTGAGGCCCAGCTTTTTGGCGGCTTTCAGGCGAAGATGCCCGTCAACCACGGTGCCGTCACTCTTGGCGCAGATTGGCACGCGGAAGCCGAACTCACGGATGGCCGCTGCTACCTTATCAACTGCGTGATCGTTTTTGCGCGGGTTTCGCGCGTAATCAACGCAGCGCTCAATGGGCCAATGCTCAAACTGCATTTTTAACTTCCTTTAGCTTGACAGGGGGAACGCTCACTGTTCGCCACGTTTTCCCAGTTACTGCGTCGTATGCTGTCAGCTTCTTTAACCCCATGCCTTCAGCGACACTCATGAATGGCTCACCAGCGGCAACCCTCAATCTCATCTCAGATACCAAGGCTTCTGTTAGTTTTGCATTGTGATGCTTTTCACCAGGATGCGCACCAAAGGCGGTTCCGTGCTTATACCTATCATGGGCGTTTTCAAGCCTTGTAGCCCAGCGCAGGTTTGAAACGCAGTTGTTCAAGTTGTTCCCATCGTTGTGTGCAACGTCAAGATTTTCCCATCCTTCTGGAAGACCAATCCATGCCATTGCCACAAGCCGGTGAACGTTTCTCCAGTGATATTTTCCAGACCTGTAAAGCCCAACACTCTTGTATCCAAATCGGTGCTTTGGCTTCAAAATCTTCTGAAACCGTTTGCTTTTGACATCGCCAGTTGCGCTGACCTCATAGCCATCAAAAGTTGGTATTGCCTTGAACATTGATTGCCTCCACTTCACAGGCACAATAACCAAACTTTAGCCAGTTCGCAAACCTAAACCGAACTTCCAAGGCATACGGAATGAGATCAGCTACAGAAATTGTTTTATACGCGGGAAAATCACTCATTCCTCCGCCACCTCTGCTGCAAGGGCGCATTCGTATTCGATGCCAGTGTAAGCCATTCCATCGACATAGCTGTCGCGGTGCGTTGGGTTGTGGAACCGGCGTGCGATCTTGGTGGCTTGGTGCAGGAGTGCGACTTCGCGGGCTGTGATGTCGCGTCCGGTGATGGCGTTGAAGATGTTGGCGATGTGCTGATGGTTTGCGACGGGATCGCCGTAGGCGCGGTTCCGGTCGCCACCTGTTAGGTCTGCCGCGTCCTCAAGGCAGGCCATGCGCGGTGGAGGGATGTCGTCGTGGGTCATAGTGCGCCTCCTGCGGGCCATCCTGATGGGTTGGTGCGAGGGCAGGGAAGTCAGGTTCTTCCGGTTCCCTCCGTCGAGGTAGCCCGCGCCGATCAGCGTATTGCGTTTCTCGGGTCGCTGTCAACACTCTCCGACAGATACGCAATAGCCGTTAGTGCGCCAAGGATGAGCCGGTCGAGGCTGACGCCATGCTCGGCGCAGATTTCGAAGAACTCAAGCGCGAGGTCTGTTTCGTGGATCACGTCCTGACCGGGTTCGAAGGAGATGAAGCATTCGGTTTGCATGTGGGAAGGGTATCACAGGATTGTGGCCACGCAAGATGGGATCGGGTGGGCTGAATAAGTTTATAAATTCTTCTCCATAAGGGATGTAGGTAGTATCCCCCATAGAGAGGGTAGGTAGAGAGAGTATATATAATAAAATAAAAAAATATCTCTCTTATATATATAGTAGGCTCAGACCCCTTGTTTCCTTGGGGTTTCGGCATCGCAATTCATTTGTTCGTGGCATCATTGATTTCTACAAATTTGAAAGGCGCGCGGCATTTCCTCGTAACCCGAAAAATCGGATTGGCTTGACCTTGCCAATTAATGCCGTGTATCAAGATCGGCATGAAAAGGCCCCGCGCAGCGGGAACTGCCGGGGCCGGGACCGAAACCTTTTGAGAGGAGATCGAGGCTTCGATGCGTGATAACATATCAGACACCCATGAGCAGGCCAAGAGATACCATGAGATGAGCTGGGCGCTTGTTGGCATTCCTGCGGGCAGCAAGGCACCCACGACATTTGGATGGCAGCAGCGCGCCACGCCGCCGGAATATTGGGTTGATCATCCCAGCCACAACATCGGCCTGCTGCACTCTCTGAGCGGGACGTGCGCGCTTGACATTGATCACATGGCGCACACGCGGCTGATTTGCGAGGCGCTGAATATTGATCTGGATGCAATCCTTGCGTCGGCTCCGAGAATCGTGGGCAGGCCGGATCGCGGGAAGGTTCTGTTTCGCGTGCCGGATGGCGTCGATCTGACGACGCGCAAGATAAGCTGGCCGGTGGAGGGCGATCCGCGCAAGACGGAAGTGATATTCGAACTGCGCGCCGGATCGGTGCAGGACGTGCTGCCGCCGTCGATCCATCCTGACACGGGCAATGCGTATCACTGGGCCGGGGTTGCGCCGGAGGATATCGGCCCGGTGCCGGATCAATTGCTGACGATCTGGACGGAGTGGGATCGGTTTCGCCCCCAGTTGATGGAATTATGCCCTTGGGCGCGGGAGAAGCCGTTCAAGCCACCTCAGAAGCCCCGCAAGGCTGGCAATGAGGGTGAGAGCGTCATTGAGGCTTACAACGCCTCCACGGGCGTTGTGGAGGCTCTTGAGGCGGTTGGATACCGCCGCTTCGGCAATCGCTGGCTGTCGCCCAACTCTTCGAGTGGCATTCCTGGTGTTGTGGTTTTTGATGATGGGCGGGCCTACAGCCATCATGCGTCTGATCCGTTTGACCCGGCCCATAGTTTCGATGCGTTCGAGGTGTTCTGCCAATATGAGCATCTGGGCAACATGACAGCGGCTGTGCGGGCGGCTGGGGAGGCTCTGGATATTAGGCAGCTACCATCGGCCCCGAGCGAGGAAGAGCGGGAGATGTCGCGCCACGGTGCCAAGGTGGCGGAACTGATCATGTCATCGAAGGATGTGCCGAAACATTTGCTGACCGTGCCGGGGGTGCTGGGTGAGGTGGTGAAGTATTCGGCGCGGACGTGCATTATCAGCCAGCCGCAGTTTGATGTGCAGACGGCCTTGGCGCTCGGGTCTGTGCTGATGGGGCGTCGGTTCGTGACGGACAATCGAAACATGACGGGCTTGTATTTCCTCAATGTGGCCAAGACCGGCACGGGCAAGGAGCATGCCAATACGGTCATCGAGGATGTGCTTGAGGCGTCGGGCCTGATTGGCCTGCGCGGCCCGAATGGCTACACATCCGCCACAGGCGTTCTGTCGGTTTTGAAGGACAAGCCATGCCATATCACGGTGATTGATGAATTCGGATCGTATCTCCAGAGCGCGGCGGCAAAGGGCAATCAGCACCGGGCTGATGCAATGGTGATGCTGATGGAGGCATTCGGGCGGCAGACGAAGACGCTGCGGAACCTGGGCTATGCCACCCTGAGCCTGAACGACAGTCAGAAGAAAGCGATGACGGTCGAAATACGGTCGCCATCCATCACGCTGATCGGCATGACAACGCCGGAGACGTTTTATGATGCCATTGGGTCGAAGGACGTGGCGAGCGGGTTTCTGAACCGGCTTCTGATCGTGGAAAGTCGTCGCCCGCGTGAGGTGTCGAGAACGCCGGAACTGATTGACGTGCCGGAGAACGTGATTGCATGGGCAAGGGCAACGGCTGCGGCAGTGGCCGAGGATGCGGGCGATCTGACGGACAACGGGCATGAATTTCCGCCTGATCCCATCATGGTGCCATTCAGCGGGGCGGCGCGCGATTTGTTTCGGGAATATGAGCGGACAATCATCGAGCGGCAGAACTCAACGGAACACCTGGCGCTGGCGGACATGATGAACCGTTCGCGCGAAATCGCGATGCGCCTGAGCCTGATCGTGGCGCACAGCATGGGCGAGAGGGAAATTGATGTTGTCGCCGCTCAATGGGGCATTGATTACGTTGATTTCTACTTGCGCCAGACGCTTGATGCCATGTCCGTCAATATCAGCGAAGGCGGAACGGATGAAATCCGCAAGAAGATCGCGGCGGCAATCGAGAAAGCCGGAACGGCTGGCCTCAAGATCAACGAACTGATCAAGGAGGTTCCCAAATTGGGAAATCTGAAGAAATACGAACGCGACGGCGTTCTGGCGATGGTGTGCGAGGATTTCCCCATCGAGCGGCTGCAACAGAAGTCAGAAAGCGGGCGCGGACGCCCGGCTGTCATTCACAGGTGGATCGGGGAGGGTTAAAACATCGGCCTCCACTCAAGTGGCTGCGGCTTGGCCCGTTCATAAGTCAAGCCGCCATCATCCTCATCCCAATACACCCACGCCTCCATGAATGGCGCGTCATCATAGGCGACAGCCATCTCAACACCGCCACACACGCCGATGATCGGTGCGCCATTCTTGGGTGCGTTTTCGATTGGCTGATATTTGTATTTGGCCATCAGATGTCCTCCCTGAAATAATCCGACAGGGCGCGCCACGTGCGCAGGGTGATATTGTCATCGCCATCAGCGATCCGCTTGACGGTCGGATGCGACAGGCCGGAACGCTTTGCCACAAGCGGCAATCGACGATCTTCTAGCTTGCGCCGGATGGTTTCAATCGGCATGAGATCGGTGGTTTGCATATTTTTTTCCTTTAGTATGTAAAAACGCGCTTGCAATATGGGATAAAAGACATTTATGGTCAATCCTGTTGGAAGAAGAAAAGGAGTTGCGAGATGAGCAACATTGACGGCCTTTTGGCCGATTGGCTTGACGCGAAAGCGGCAGAGCAAAAGGCGCAGGCACTGCGCTACAAGATCGAGGCGGAAATCACAGCCGCCTTTGATACGAAGCCCGAAGGGGCGATCACCCACAAGACGGATCAACACAAGGTCACGCTGACGCAGCCCGTCACGCGCAAGCTGGATATCATGGCTTGGGACAAGGTGCGTGATCTTTGCCCTGCGGACATGCAGCCGATCAAGGTGAAGGTCGAAGCCGATGCGGCGGGGTGCAAATGGCTTGCTGCAAATAAGCCGGAACTCTGGGCGAAGATCGCCCAAGCATTCGAAACCAAGCCCGGCAAGATCGGGGTCAAGGTGGAGAAGCTGGCATGATTATTCGGATCGAGGCCGAAGACGGTCAGGACTTCTTTGTCGGCTGCGATGAGCAGACCGGCAGTATCAAGATGGGCATTCTCTCTGATCGGGGGAACGGTCAGCGTGTCGTTGCCGATCACTTCACCATCGAAGAAGCCAAGGCGGCAATCGCTGCCTTGGAATTTGCAATCAGGATCGCGGAAGCAGAGCGCGAAGAAATGGAGGCCCGCAATGGCCATTAACTTATCCCAACTCACAACGCCCAGCGGGCAGCGTCCGATCATCGTGACGCTTTTCGGCGAGGGCGGGACCGGCAAGACAACGCTGGCCGCAATGTTTCCGAAACCGGTGATCATCAGAACAGAGGACGGCACGCAGAGCCTTCAAGGCAATGATGGCGTTCATCTTTTTCCGCTTGCAACCAGCACCAAGGACGTGCTGGACGCCATCGAGGCGCTGGCCACGCAAGAGCATGACTTCAAGACGCTGGTGATCGACAGCATCACGCAGCTTGCCACGATGATCGAGCATGAGATCGTCGAGGCCGATCCCAAGGCCAAGAGCATCAACCAAGCCGGTGGCGGATATGGTGCCGGTTACAGCACGGCCAGCGAGATGCATCGCAAAGTGCGCGATTGGGCTGGCGCATTGGCCTATGAGAAAGGCATGAATGTCGTCTTTATCGGTCACGCTGATACCGAGACGATGGACCTGCCGGACATGGATCAATACACGCGCTATTCGGTTCGCCTGCACAAGAAGAGCTTGCCGCATTACACTGACAATGTGGATGCGGTCTGCATGGTGCGGCTCAAGACATTCACGCGCGAAGGCTCTGGCGACAAGAAGCGCGCGATCAGCACCGGCGAGCGTGAAATCATCTGCCACCCGCAGGCGGCGTCTGTAACGAAGAACCGCTTCAACATCACCGAGCCGCTGCCGTTCACATTCGACGGCGGCAATCCCTTTGAACAATGGGTCATGAAGTAAGGAGAAAACATCATGGACTTGAATGGTTTTAACGCAGCCGAGATCGATCCGAATACGGTCTACGAGCCAATTCCGGCAGGCTGGTATAAGGTTGTCTTTACCGAGGCCGAGGAAAAGCCAACAAAGGCGCAGACGGGCAGCTATTTGCAAATCAGTGCCGAGGTGATTGAAGGCGAATATCAGGGGCGCAAGCTGATCGAGCGGCTGAACCTCAACAATCCCAACAGCACGGCGGTCGAGATTGCCCAGCGCACCCTGTCTGCCATTTGTCGCGGCGTCGGGGTGATGACGCCTCGTCATAGTTCCGACCTGCTCAACAAGCCGATCATGGCGAAAGTGGCTGTGAAGCCCGGCGATGGCCAATATGGCCCCTCCAATGAGATCAAGGGCTATGAGGCACCCAACGGCGCTGAACCGACCCCTGCGGCGGCTCCTGCGGCCTCTACGCCGCCCTGGAAGCGTTGATCAAGGAGTGGGGCGGCGTGTCCGCCCCATCACTGGATGAACGGAGGGTGAGATGGATTTGGAGCAACACACGACGCCGGAAACGATCAAGCGCATATTTGCCCACTATCAGGCCAAGCGAAAAAATGAGCATCGGCCCCATTTGGGCGGAAGCCAGATCGGGCGGGAGTGTCAGAGGGCGCTTTGGTATCAATTCCGGTGGGCGTGGACGCCACGCTTTGAGGGGCGGATGCTGCGCCTGTTCGAGACGGGCGACCGCGAGGAAGAGCGCATCGTGCGGAACCTGCGCGACATTGGCGTGAAGGTCTGGGATCGCGATCCAGAAACAGGCAAGCAGGTTCGGTTTGAGGCTTGCGGGGGTCACTTTGCCTTGAGCCTTGATGGTGTCGGCGAGGGCTTTGCTGAGAGCAGCGCGCCGCACACTCTGGAATTCAAAACGATGAACACGAAGAACTTCAAGGCGCTGACGGCCAAGGGGTTGAGAGAAACGCAGCCGGTCTATTGGGCGCAGTGTCAGATCGGAATGCACCTGGCCGGATTGGGCCGATGCTATTTCTTCGCAGTGTGCAAAGAAACAGATGCCATCTATGGCGAGCGGGTCAAGGCCGATCCGGCGGAGGGAATGATGCTGATTGCAAAGGCCGACAACATTGTATTTGCCGAAAATCCACCACCACGCTTAAGCGAAGAGCCGAGCGATTGGCGCTGCAAGTTTTGTCCATATTGGGCGATCTGCCACGGCTGCAAGATACCGGAAGTTCATTGCCGCACTTGCGCACATGTCACGCCAGAGCGCGATGGAACGTGGTCCTGCGCAAAGGGCCGCAAGGTTGAAACGGCCTGCCCTGAACATCTGTTTATTCCGCAGATCATGCCGAAAGGCTGGGATGTTTTGAATGCCAGCGAAGATCATGTGGAATATCACGATGAGGATGGGCAGGTGGTCATCAATGAGCGAAACAGCCAGCAGCTTTTTGAGGGGAGGATGAGGGAGTGACCTTCACACTTAGACCATACCAGCGCGAAGCCATCGACGGTCTGTATAGTTATTGGGCTGGTGGGCGCGGTGATAATCCGCTCATCGTGGCCCCAACCGGATCGGGCAAGACGGCCATTATTGCCCAGCTTGTAAAGGACGCAATGGACTTCCCCGGCACGCGGGTGTTGATCCTGACGCATGTCAAGGAGCTGCTGGAGCAGGGCGCGCAGGGCCTTCTGCGAATGTATCCGCAGGCGCAGATCGGCTTCTACAGCGCCAGCATCGGGCAGAAGAGGCTGGATCAGCCGATCACGTTTGCGGGCATTCAGAGCGTCTACAGGCGGGCGTTTGACATGATCCCGCCGCCTGATCTGGTGCTGATTGATGAAGCGCACATGGTGCCGAAGAATACCTCGACGCGATATGGTCAATTCTTGGCCGATCTGCGCACGGCAAACCCGGCGGTGAAGGTGGTGGGTCTGACGGCCACGCCGTATCGGTTGGACAGCGGAATGCTGCACGAGGGCGATGAGGCGCTGTTTGACGGCATTGCCTATGACATTCCGGTCGGGCAGTTGATGGATGATGGCTACCTGTCGCCGGTCATCTCGAAAGGCGGGGCGAAGCAGATTGACCTGACGAATGTCGGAAAGCGCGGCGGTGAGTTCATTGAAAGCGAACTGGCGATTGCGGCGTCTGACCCTGAACTGGTAGCAGCGACGGTTGCCGAGATTTGCGAACTGGGCGCGGATCGAAAGTCATGGCTGATTTTTGGCAGCGGCATCAAGCACGCGCAGATGCTGGCAGATGGCATTGAGGCCGAAGGCTACAGCGTTGAGGTCGTGACGGGCCAGGACGACATGAAAGACCGGGCCAGCAAGATTGATCGGTTCCGCCGGGGTGAGGTTCGGGCGCTGGTGAATTGCAACGTGCTGACAACGGGCTTTGATGTGCCGGGCGTTGATCTGGTGGCGCTGGTGCGGGCGACCGAAAGCACAGGCCTCTATGTGCAGATCGTCGGGCGCGGCACGCGGATCGCGGAAGGCAAGGAGAATTGCCTCGTGCTGGACTACGGCGGCAACGTGGCGCGGCATGGGTTTATTGATGCGGTTAATCCCAATCGCAAAGGCGGAACAGGCGACGGCGAAGCACCGGCCAAGCAATGCCCTGAATGCGAAATGATGTGCCACACAGCCATTCGGATTTGCCCAGCTTGTGGGCATGAATGGCCAGCCCCGGAATTGAACCACGGTCACAAAGCCTATGATGGCGCTGTTCTGTCCAGCCAAGTCGAGGCGGAATGGCTTGATGTGAGCGATGTTTTCTATGCGCGGCACAAGAAAGAGGGGAAGCCCGACAGCATCCGCGTGACATATTACTGCGGGCTGATGAAGGTGAATGAATGGCTTTGCCCGGATCACGGCGGCTACGCTGCGAGCCGGTATCATGCGAGGATGGTCGCGCTCAATGCAACGGCGATGACAACCGAGGAAGCCTTGCTTGAGTGCGATGATTGGGTCAAGCCCAGCCGGATCAAGATCAAGCCCGACGGCAAGTTCCACAAGATCGAGCAGCTTGATTACAAGCCAAAGGAGGAAGATCGTGCAGCAAAAGCAGAACGGCAGCGTATCGACGCCATCCTTGAGGACTTCATGTAAGGACTGCATGAACCTGTATGACGGCAGATATTGCACGAAATGGCGCGACGTAGTGCCGGAGGAGGTTCAACCGCATGGTTGCGAGGAAATCGACCAATATCCACCCTTCTGAGCATCAGGAGCAGGCTGGATTTATCCATTGGTTTCGGCATCAGTTTCCGCGCGTGCTGATTTTTGCTGTTCCCAACGGCGAGCATCGTTCGATCAGCGTTGCCAAGAGGCTCAAGGCCGAGGGCGTAGTGCGCGGCATTCCTGATCTGTGCATTCCGGCCTGGAACCTGTGGGTTGAGATGAAGCGGATCGAGGGTGGCAGGCTGTCAAAGGAGCAGCGCGAGATGATCCGATACTTGGAAAGCATTGGTCACACGGTGATTGTCGGTAGAGGTGCGAAGGACGCCAGCCGCCAAGTATTGCAATTTATAAAAAAAGATATTGACGAGGTGCAGGAAAATAATTAGATTGAGGTCATAGGGCAATGAAGCCCGCCAAATAGGAGACATGACAGATGGCAACTGAACGCATCAACATCAAATCGACTGACATTTCGTTTTTCGAAGACATCAACGGCACCGCGTACTTTGTCGTCATGGCGTGGGATGCCGACGGGCGCGAATATGCATTGGGGGATGCGACATATCCGATCCTGCCGATGCCCTTCCCCAAGGCCAGCAAACTGAAAGAGCGAGTTGCGGATCGGGGAAGTATTGACCCTGATCTTTGGGCATGCCGCACCCCCTACGGCACAAATGCTTGGCTTCTTGATGGTTGCGAAGAGCGCCAGATCGAAGACGAACGAGACGCCGCCTAACACCCACAACGGGGGCTTCGGCCCCCGCCACACCACAAGGAGAGACGACATGACCTTATCACCTTCCGCCCGCCGCGTTGCCGCAGAAGCCGCATCAGCGCCCGAGATTAGCTTGCCGATCTGCAACGCATCCATGAGTGGCCGGATCAGCAGCGCCGAACTGGTCGTGCTGCTGGGTATGAGCCGCGAAGAATTGAAAGCCACCACCTAACATCCTCCCGCGCGCAGGTTTCTTTCTCTCCCTACTGCGCGCCAACTTGGGGGAGGTTGCCCCTGCTCGGTGCCTCCCCATCCTTTTCAGGAGATCACACATGCGCATTCGCGATATCATCATCGACATCATCACCTTGGCCCTGCTGATCGGCACGATCTACGGCGGCAGCATTATTCTGTGGGCGGCGATGTGATGAAACCACATCCCATCACCTACACGCCGCATTTTCTGCTGCGTCCCCGCGTCAACGAGATGACGCGCAAGGAAAAGATCACCGCTGGCCAGGCGCGGTCGCTCTTGCGCCGCAAGGTCAAAGTCACGTTACCTAAATCACCTTGGGAGAAAAACAAATGACCGACTACAATGAAGCCCTTCATGAATTGAATGACGTAATCTATCGCGTCATTCGTGCCGCTGACAGCGAAGACGGTGCGCCAGTGGCAGCACTGAAAGAAATCGCCGCAGACATCGACTGCCTGATCGACCACGGCATGACGCGTCGTGCGTTCGAAGATGCCAAGGCCCTCTACGAGGGCGCAAAGCTGGCGGGGTTGACGGGATGACTGACGATCTGGCGAAGCGTCTGCGCGACCACATAGCTGTGTCCTTTGACGACAGAGGGCATGTATTTGAGGATGAGGTGCTTTGCGACGACGCAGCCGACCGCATCGAAGAACTGGAGGCCAAGCTGGCGAAGGCGATGGATGTCATTGATTGGGCTTTGATCTGCTGGGATGACCATCAAGAGCACGGCTACAACATGCAAGGTGATTGGGTTTCTGATGCCCGCGCCACCATCGCAGAACTGACAGGAGGCAAGGATGAGTAAAGCACCCGAGTGGATTTATCTTGATGGGGATGTTGAGGCGGGCGACGGCATGTTCCCAAGATGCTTTGAGAACCCTAAGTATGCAAGCGAACCGCAGGTTGAATACGTCCGAGTCGATCTGGCGGAGGCTGCGGAACAACAAGGCTACGCCAGCGCAATGGAAGATGCGCGTAAGCTACACGAGGCCCGCATCGAGGAACTGGAGGCCAAGCTGGCGAAGGCGGTGGAGGCCCTAACAAAGGCGGCTGAATACCACGAAGATGAGCGGACGTGGTGGGATATTGACCGTAGCAAGGATATACGCGCCATCCTCGCAGAACTAGGGGAGGGCGAGAAGGGCGAGAAAGGTGGCCACGATGACTAAGTTCTGGACCTTCCTGATCCTGACCTACCCGGTCCTCGGCGAGGATGCTCAAGGGGTTATCGTGTTCCCCAGCATGAAAGAGTGCGGCGATGCGATGCCCGCGATCTACGAGCCGATCCACAAGGTCTACCCCGACAGCATGGCCCAGTGCCGAGAGACAAACTTGATTTCGTCATCACCTAGGCCGAGGATGAGGCCATGACCGATCTTTCCAGCGTCAGCACAATCAAGGATTTCGCAGAATGGATCAAATCCGCTGAGCCTGGCGATGCCGTGATTTACCATATTGGGAACAACGTGGGCGGTGATATTTGCCGCTTCGCCATGCGCATGTGCGATGAAAGCTACATCGCCCTTGTCCGGCGTCGGATTGACACCGAGGGCCTGAGCCGGTTTCAATTCGAGGCGCAGCGCACGCGGAAGAGGATGCGATGAGCGGCGGCAGCGAGCTCAAAGGAAGATCGGCTCAAGCCTTGCGGGCGGCTGGCTTTCTACCCTTGCCGCGCCTGTGGGTGACACCGGATCAGATGGAGGTCATCGTGCGCATCGCCGAAGGCAACAAGGACGTGGTTAACGAGATAAGGGCGCAGGCAAGAAAGGGTGCCGAATGATAAAGCTAAAGATCATGGCCTATCTGCAAGACATTCAGGTGGCAGCGCGGGTGCCGCGCATCGCTCAGGTGACGGGCGAGCGGGATCGGGACGTGCAATCAGCACTGATTGAATTGGATGACGAAGGCATGGTGATCATGCGCAATGGTTGGTATCTTGCCAGTGCGCAGGGCATGAATTACAATACCAACAAGCGCGGGCCATAGTATTCATCTTGCGAGGGACAAGCCGAAGCGGGGGTGGATGCGCTACCGAATGCGCCACATTCACCGGCCCGCGCTTAATTATTCCTTTTCATTTTTTGACGCCATGCAAACCTCGTGGCTTTCAGCATGTTCATCCCAGACTTCTGACCAGCAATTGTCGTCAAGAAACTGCCGGACTTGAAAGAATGGGATGGCCAGACCAAGATGCCCGTTGCCCGGCACGCCAGCCGCAGGCACGCCGATTAGTTCACCAGACGAATTAAATAGAGCGCCGCCGCTATTGCCGCCCGTGATGCCCGCGTCGATCTGAATGAATGGCACCTCTGCTTCTGCCCACGAAACTCGAAACATTCGATTGGTGGATGAAATCACACCTCGCGTGACGGTGGCATCAAGGCCGAGCGGGTTGCCGACAACAGTGACCTCCTCGCCGCGCTGCACCACATCGCCCGAAAATACGGTGGCAGCAATGGAGTTTGGCAACTCTGCCCGAACCTGAAGCAAGGCCAGATCACTTTCCTGCCAACGGGCGATAAGCTGGGCTTTATATCGCGCCTCACCGACAAGCCTGTAATCCTCATACATTCGTTGCGACACGTCCATGTCGCGCAGTTCTTCGACCTGCTTTTGCACGACCGTGCCATCGTCCTCGACCACTTCCTTGCGGCGCTTGATGACAGCGTCTCCGATGCAGTGATGATTGGTCAGGATCAGCCTGTGTTCGAGCGAGATCAGGGTGCCGCTGCATCCCCTGCCGACGATGAAGTTGGCGCTGTTGATCGTCTTGTTCATGTCATCAACAGTCCAGGCCAAGGCTGGGGCGGCAAGACATACGGCCAAGGCCGCTATGCGCATGATCATGTTTTACCTCCTTCGGTTAATTTCGATCAGTCTTGCAAAGCGCCGCCCACGTTTCATTCGCAATGATGATGTCTCGCAGTAGATCGTCGTCATTCTCCGACAGCCAGATCACAGTGCGACTGTCGTCGAAATACAGCGGCGAAGCTATATCGCAGTAGCTATTCGTCGTTGTTACGCACCCAGCGCTGAGCGCGAGCGGCAAGATCATTATCACTTTCCACATCATCACGCACATCCTTTGCTGTTTGCATGGCCTCGATCCGGCGGCGCACATGCCGGTCACGCTCTGCATCGGCCCCGTCTGACCTTCCGCGCCAGTAAATGCCAAGCAGGCCCAGAACAAAAGCAGCGCCAGCGGCGAGGTATAGCTTTATCCGCGCCACGCTTCACCGCCACCCAGAAGCCCAAGCCATGAGCCGTTCGCGCAGGATGAACATTGCCAGACCAATGATGATCAAACAGCCTCCGATGGCCACGATCTGAGCAGTGCCGTCAAGCGCCTGAAAGGCCGCTACAGCGCCACCAACAGCCGAAGCACCCTGCACCACCGAAGCCTGCACAGTGCGGCTCTGCGCGGCGCTACGGCGTGGCTCCGGCGCAGGCTGGCCGGTTGTCCAGTCGCTTGCCGGATAGACTTCGCGCTTCAGTTCGAAGTGTGGGCCATCGCGAAACTTCGACCAGCGCCCGCCCCATGTAATCTCTACGCCCTCAGCCTTTGCCGCAGCCTCTACAGCAGGGCCAAGTTTATGATAGAGAGGCCATGCAAACTCGGGACCGTTGGAGCCAATGGGCAGAAGATCAACGGCGTGTCCCGTGATGTGACGGCTGTTCATGGTCTTGGATGCACCCGATGCGACCAGTTCAGCTTGTCGTTTCTTGCTGCGGACACCCTCGATGACGATGAAATCCAGCGGGCTTTCCTGCAAGGCGCGATCAATCACCCGCCGAAGATCAGGATGAATTCCCTTCAGACTGGCAAGACTGCGCGCGCTGTATCGTCTCATTTGCCCACCTTGGCGATCAGGGCTTTGATATCGTCGCGTATCTCGGCCAGCATTGCGTTGGTGTCTTCGCGCGCCTGTTTCGATATCTCCATGTCCTCTCTGCGTTGGTTCCAGAGCCGCTTGATTTCCTTCGTGTTCTCAACCGACCTAGCCTCAAGCCGAATGAGCCACACAAGAAAGCCAACGAAGCCGATGGCTACTGGCCAGAATTTCAATACCACGTCCATGTCACGCTCGCCTCTGTCGATTGCACTCCACCCAGATGTAACTCGCTCCCGGAGAAACCTGTAACTTGCCGCAGCCCGTCAGCGTGAGAGTGGTATTTTGTGCTATGTTGGTCTCCGTTCATTTCGGTTAAGGTGAGTGTATCACGGTTGCTCTGGCCAAACAACGCTGCCGGGAAAGCCGTCTTGCTGCGGAACATCGCGCAGGGCCTGACGATAGGTCGCCCATGCGGCTTGATCCACAGGTGCATCCGCCACTTGCGTCCAATCTGAATCGGCAAGAATAGCATTGCGCATTTGCCTGATCTCGGCCTCGCTCACAACGGGCGTATAGTCCTGCTGCGTTGTTTCGCCGGTCTGGGCATTGATGATGATTTCAATTGCCATTATTTCACCCCATAGACGTTGATAAGTCCGCCATCGAACACAACACCGGCTGGCAATATGATTTCGACCGAAACAGATGTGCTGGCCGTTGTCAGCGTTGATGTAAATACACTGCTCGTCGCAGTTCTTGGATCGCTGCTTGCCAAGTCCGCCAATTGAGACATTCCGACGGATGTAGCCAAGTCAACACGAACAAAGCCACAGATATTATTTGCGCTATCAGAAGTTGATGTAACCAGTGCGCCCGCTGCCCCCGCAAATTTTATGCCCCGCGCAGCGTTGGAGGATAAATCAACGCCATCAAACACGGCCAGCATGTGAGTAAAGTTGCTCAAATCAATGC